ATGGATACTTATTTACAGTTTTTTAGAGAAGAAAGAGCAGGGCTTTATAAAGGATATAAGTACCCGAACTTAATTGAAGTGCAGAAACAAAGCTGTCTGTATGTTGGATATTTTGCAAACGTGACAAATGAATTGGTGCTGGCGGCATTCCGGGGCGAAGAAGAATTGACTGCTGATGAAATACGGAGAGTGGCACGTTATAACGGCATTCCCCTTTCAGTGCTGACCTGCCCGAAAGTGATTATGTTGGATATGGGGAGGAGAAGGCATAGAAAGATGGTTGCAGAGGTAGACAATTTGTGCATCCGGTTAAAGTGTATGGCAAGGGAAGGAAATCAGGAAGCAGAAAAGTACTTGGAATTGGCGGACCGCGAAAACCAGAAATGTTTAAGAGCGGCGCATAACAACAGACTTTCATACATCCACTATTTAGGAGCGAAAAGACAGCTATCCGATTATATTCTTTTTGCGACACCAAAACCCACAAAAAGGGGAATTTCAACTATGAAAGGAGGTGCGGCAGTATGCAGAGGATAGAGTTGCACAGCCGTATAATGGAAGCGGTAAAACTGGGGGATTGGACAGGACTGGATGATATGGAGTTTTGTATTGAGATTGCAAAAGTGTACGGATGCAAGCCCCTTGAAACGGATGTTTGGAATTTTTATAAATTCTTATTCGTCTTGTATGGTTATGGTAAAGTGCAGGGCAAGCGAGAGGAAAGAGCGAGAAGAAAGAAAAATAATACCAGCTCAGAGGTTGCAAAGATTGCAGAGCAGCTAAACCAAAATTCAGAGATTTGTCATCTTATGAAAATGGTCATAGAGGATAAGACAAAGAAAACCTACAATTCAGCACTCGGAATGCTGAACAGGGAGATTTATGGAACGGATCTTAAAGAGATTAAGATATATCCATGCTTTGCAGAGAATCCGCCAAAACCGCAGAAAATGAAACAAAAAGAACAGTATTTCGAGGAGACAGGGGCGTTGCAGTCGTAGATTATCCTTGACAGCCAGGGTTACCTGATTGACGGTTACACAAGCTATTTACTGGCAAGGGCGCATGGCATCCAGCGTGTTTCTGTCCGGTACGGCAGGCGGCAGATTGTGAGGGCAAGCCATACGCCCGGCGGCAAGATGTATTCATGGGAACTGCCCGGACTTCTCATTGACCGGGTATCTGCCGGGGATAGGGCGGTTGTACGCACGGAGAGGGGCGTTAAGGTGGTCACAGTGGCAGCAGTTGAGGAATACGCCGGGAATGAGACAAAACCGCTTAAAAGGGTTATCAAAGTGAAAAGAAAAAGGCGATAGGAAAGGATGGGGAATATGGAATTTAAGGAAGTAGTAAAGCAGATTGAGAAGTCTGAGGAAAATGTGGACAAGGTTCTAAAGGCCGGACGGCTGGAGCGTCACGAGAAGACTCCTATGAGTGAAGAGATGCTGATCCATATTTTAAACTATGCGGTCGGTACTCTGGCTATGGTGATGGGATTCGCAGCACTTTACATGATTATCTATTTCATGGGAAATTAAAGTAGGAGGGTTATGTGATGACTTATCCAAGGAAGATGATGACAACCACAGAGCTAATCAAAGAATGCGGATTTACCCGGAAATTCCTTATGCAAATGGCACATATGGAAGGGCAGAAGTACGCGAGAAAGCTTCCGGGAGGGAAAAGATTTTACTGGGATACGGAAAAACTTGGGCGGGCAATCGAGAGACTCCCGTCGAGGTAGAAAGGAAGATGCTTAAGATGCATATTCCTGAATGTGCTGGAAAGGCTAGGACAGAAGTTTTGCAGAGAGATAGCATGCTATGAGTTATTCTGCGATTATGCTCTCCGGGTTTCAATGCGCCAATATTGTCACTCGGCGGCATAATATGGATATGGTCTACCAGGAACGGAAAGAAGAGAAGAAACCTACACCATTTGAAGAAACTGTTACCAGTAGTTGTATTCGAGTGTATAGGTGAGTGATGGGAAAACGGGAAGTAACCGGCACGGTGTCGGGGAAGGGAGGCGGACTTATGTACATACACGGTCTTATTGACGGGGCTTTGATAGTAATTGTCCTGGAAGTAATCACCATGATCGCGGCGGCGGTGTACTGCTCAAAAAGGAAGTAAATATAGCATTATATCGGGCGGCGGAGCCAGAATCTGCCGCCTGGCAACTTATAGGCGGTTATACTGGTCGAAAGAATGGTACAACTTGCTCCCTGAAATGTTAGATAATGGATGTGTAAAAGAAGAGAAGGAAGAAAAGCATTTTAAAGGGTGGTAATAGTGGCAAAAAGTACAGTTGCAGAATGGGAAGAACCTGACAAGCTCCTTTTGCTGGAAGCATGGGCGAGGAATGGCCTGACCGATGAACAGATTGCGGGAAATATGGGTATTAATGTCCGGACACTTTATAACTGGAAAAGGAAAAGTATTCGTATATTTCAGTCCCTAAAAGTAAATAAGGAACTGGCAGATATTGAAGTGGAGAACGCTTTGCGGAAGAAAGCTCTTGGATTCCGGGAAACAGAGCAGACGGTTTCCATGCGAAAGACTGTAGAGTACGAGAATGGAAAGAGAGTCAGGGAAGTTACGGAACCCGTGGTTATGGAATCTGAAAGATATTATCCCCCTGACACTACCGCCCAGATATTTTGGCTGAAGAATCGAAAGCCGGAGCAGTGGAGGGATAAACAAGAGCAGAAAGTGGATGTGACGGAGGCAGTGAAGATTATTGACAGCATCGGAGACAGTGATTGATTTTGGGGAACTGATAGCACCAGTGTTTTATCCGGTTCACAGGGATATTGTAAAAGGTAGGCATACATACTATGATCTGCACGGCGGCAGGGGCGGTTTGAAATCTTCATTCATATCGTTAGAAGTTGTTCTTGGTATGATGAATGACAAGGAGGCCAATGCAGCCATATTTAGAAAATATGGTGTTACGCTGAGAGAGTCGGTCTATGAACAAATTTTGTGGGCGATTGACGTGTTGGGGGTATCTCATTTATGGGAGACAGGTGTAAGTCCTATGCAGTGCATATACCAACCTACCGGACAGAAAATAGTATTCCGTGGGTTAGATAAAGCAAAGAAAACAAAATCTATCAAAGTGTCGCAGGGGTATTTCAAATACCTGTGGTTTGAAGAACTTGATGAATTCCAGGGGCCGGAAGAGATACGGACCGTACAGCAGTCGGTTCTCCGCGGCGGCAGTAAGTTTGTGGTGTTTAAGAGTTTCAACCCACCTATCAGTATCAGTAATTGGGCGAATCAGTATGTCAATGAACCACGGGCGGATGCATTGCGGCATAAGAGCTGTTATCTGGATGCACCGCCGGAATGGCTGGGGCAGCAGTTCCTTGATGATGCAGAGCATTTGAAAGAAGTTAATGAGAAGGCATATCGGCACGAATATCTTGGGGAGCCGGTTGGAACTGGCGGACAGGTCTTTGAGTTTTTGGAAATCCGCGCGATTACGGATGAAGAGATGCGGCAGTTTGACCGTATCTATCAAGGGATAGACTTCGGCTGGATGCCGGACCCGATGGCATTTATCCGGTGTTCTTATAGGCCGAATCATGAAAAGGTGTATCTGTTGGATGAATATGTTGGCAGGAAAATCAGCAATGAGGATTTGGCAAAGGAGATTAAACGGCGGCATTATGATGATTATTTTATCATGTGTGATTCAGCAGAGCCAAAGTCAATATTTGACCTGCGGTTCAGGGATGTGTGGGCGCAAGCCGTCAATAAGCGACCAGGAAGCGTGGAATATGGCATGAAGTGGCTACAGCGCCGTACAATCGTTATTGACCCGGAAAGGACGCCCTGCGCGTACAAGGAAATTATTGAATATGAATACGACAGGGATAAAGATGGGAACCTGTTACCGGGCTATCCAGACAAGAACAATCATTGTATCGACGCCCTCAGATATGCGTTAAGCAGAATTATGAACTCGTGGGAAACTTCGGCATAGCAGAAAGGGGAAACAAAAAGCATGGATTATTTGAAAATAAGGTGTTTTCACTGTAAGGGAGAATTTGAATTATACAACCGTAACATGAATTACGACGATAAGCCGCCACGGTGCCCGCATTGTCTGAAAAAGATGGATAAGACACAGTGGGAGCGGCTGGTTGATGCTTATTACACCTTTGCGGAGGTCAATAAGAATTTCAGAAAATACCACGAGGACAGGGGAGAGCCGCTGTTTCAGGTGGAACTTCGGAGTTACTTTGTGAAGCCGGAAAAGATTGTGATAGATTAAAAATGGAGGAGCAGATTATGGACAAAAAAGTATTTGGGATGAAGGTGGATGAACATCTTTATAAAAAATACAATTTTGATGAAAAAACAGGAACGACCAGACTGTATATGGTTAATGGAAAAGAAATGTCTCTTTTTGCAACTGAGTTTTATGCTACCTCAACAGTATATGCGGAGGAATCCCCAGAGATGGTAGAGGCGGCAAGGAAAATTATGGAGAAGGTGCAAAGGGAAATCGTTGATTACTATGCGGTTAAAGAGGGCAGAAAGGAGCACACAGCTATGAAGCATGACACATTCGACGGATATTTAAAGGATTTGCAGGAAATTCACGCCAAGGCAACACCGGAGCGAAGGGCGCTCAAGGAGAAAATGGATGCGGCACAGAAACGCTGGGAGGAAGATCAGCGGGAGTTCAAAGGTGACGAACATTATCTGGCACGGGAGAAGGTGCGGTATCTGGATGCTCAGGAGGAGTACAAGGGGAATGTCATGGAACTGCAGCGGCGGACAAAAGAGGAGATGCGGGAGGTGCAGGCTGAGTATGAGAAGCATGTAACTGATTTCTATTCTGCCAGCGGAAACCGTTTGGATGATGCGACGGTGCGGCTGTTAAATTCCGGGATTAAACTGACAGATGCTGAGATAGACAGTATGGTAAACCAGAACACAGGAAATCCGACGATGCTCCGGCTGATTTCGGATCACTGTGAGAAGATGGGGATTGAGAATCGAAATGCCAGAGTATACGGAAGCTTTGCGAGGAAAGCCGGCGCGGACGAGAGGGAGGCATTTAAGGTGATTGCAGATATGGTGGAAAAGGCAGTCAGTGAAAATGAGGTGACGGCGGATATCTGGTCGAAGCCGGAATCCCATTTCCAGAGACTCAGCGACCAGCAGATTGGTGCCATGGGCGGATTTTTTGTGCGTCCTATGGGTAAGGAAACGGAAACGGCAGGATAAATTGGTACAACCGCAGTCCTCTAATGTCAGATAATAAGGACAAAGGAAAGGAATAAAGGGAGAATGGAGGGCGGGAAATATGTCGGAGAAACTTTCGTTACAAGCACAGGAAACGCGGCGAGACTATAAAAGATGTTACCGGGCAAAGAACCGAGAGAAGATTAACAGGCAGCAGAGAGAGTGGCGAGCCGACAACGGAGATAAGGTGCGGCAGTACAACAGGCAGTATTGGGAGCGCAGGGCGCAGCGGGAGAACGCCAGAGCTTCGTATGCGGATTATGGTATTACACCGCAGCGGTTGGAGGAGTTGATGATGATTGTCAGATTAGGACAGTATGACCAACTGGTGCGGTCTGCGGCTCATGCGGCGAATGAAAGTATTGCAGAGTGGATTTTACTTTCAGTGAAAGAAAACAAGTCCTATGACGTATTAGAGAAACTCTGGGCGCGCGAGGGGATTGAGCGCATATCTTACGGGAGAACTGATTTTTACGGCGCAAGGAGATTATTTATTCATTATCTGGATATTGCACTGAAAAATATGCAGTAAAAATTTTTAGGAATAGAGCAGGAGGTAATATGCTGAATGAATTGCAATTAAAAACATTACAAAAAGAAATAGAAAGACAGTTGAAAGAACGAAATCGTGAAATTATGGAAGAGATCACCATTGGATGTGAACATACGGACAGTACAGAAGTCATTTGCGGGAAGATGATAGCGAATGCAATTGCGATTTCTGCAAGAATCAGTGCAGGTATGCTTTTCGACATATTGATTGATGCAGGGATAGCAGAACCTCGCAGTGATAGCGAGCTTAGACGGCAAAACCTGTCAATTGTAAAGCGAAAAGACGTTTGAACGCAAGGAAATTATCAAAAAATATATTTGCCGGTGCATGAATGGAATGTATCGCTAACCCAAACAGTTACGGGCAGGGATAAAGGCATCTCTGCTTAGGTGGAGGTGTCTTTTTTATGGCGCAGTATGACGGAAGTATAAGGATAAATACGAATATTAATACAAGAGGTCTCAGGCAAGGCGAAAACGATATTCGCGGCTCTATGAACAGGATATCAAGTTCAGCTAAAAAACAGTATGCCACCCTTGCCACTGTGTTCGCTGTAGGAAAGATTGCACAATTCGGAAAGGAGGCTCTACAAGCAGCCTCTGATTTTGAGGCTATGGAGGCACAGTTTTCTCAGGTCTTCGGAAGTTTAGAAAAAGATGCATCTCGGAGCTTGTCCGCAATTGCAAAGCAAGCGGGAATTACCGAAGAGCGTATGAAGGCCAGCTATACCAAAATAGCGGCGTTTGCAAAAACTACCGGGATGGATACGGCGGGTTCTATGGAGCTTGCAAACCGTGCCATGGTTGCCGTGGCAGACAGCGCGGCGTTCTATGACCGTTCATTAGAGGAAGTCACGGAATCCCTGCAATCGTTTTTAAAAGGAAATTATGAGAATGACGCTGCTTTGGGTCTTTCCGCTACGGAATTTACAAGAAACGCCGCTGCGAATAAGCTGTATGGAAAATCTTTTATAGAGCTTTCTGAGGCTCAGAAACAGCTCACACTGCTCCAAATGGTGGAGGATGCGAACAGGCTTTCCGGGGCAATGGGTCAGGCCGCGAGGGAGGCGGATACCTGGACGAACCGGGTCGGAAATTTAAAGCAGGCATGGGCGAACCTTATGGCAAACGTCGGGAAGATTATTCTTCCGACAGCAATACAGGCTGTAAAATTTATCACCAGCGTTATCAACTCTCTAAATGCCATGATCGCAAGGCTTTCCGTTGCGGCGGGTGCATTTCGTTCATTTAGCGTGCTTTTGACCGGAAATAAATCTGCCGCTGGTTCTGGCGTTCCTAACAGTGGAATGGGGGATATGGCAAAAGAATATGGTGGGGCTGCATCCGCCGCTGATGAATTGGCGGATGCAACAAAAAAGGCAGCAAAAGCTACAAAAGAGGCGAAGAAAGCCGCAGAAGGGTATTTGAGCCCGTTGGACGAAATAAATAAGCTTAGCAAAAAAGACAACTCGTCGGGTTCAGGCGGGGGAGGTGCAGCGCCTGGAATCAGCGGGGCAATTGAGAATGTTGATTATGGAAAGCTTGCAGAGGGAGAAAATGCTGTTGATAAGCTGGGCAGCTCATTTAAGGCTCTCATAGATAGATTCAAAGAGCTTGCAGCCTGTTCAGGCAGGGGCTCTTTGAGGGGCTGGGCGATTATAAGCCAAGAATCAAAGAGTTGAGAAATGATATTATGTCCATAGGGCAGGCATTAAGAGAAATATTTACTGCCCCGGAGGTTGTAACGGCAGTAAACAGGTTTGCTGACCAATTGGCGTATTCTTTGGGCCAGGTTACGGGTTCAATTGCCAGTATCGGACTTACAATAGCGCAGAACCTTGTTGGAGGCATGGAGAAATACCTGACGCAAAACACGGAGCGCATAAAACAATACATAATCTCAATGTTTGATATCGGTACAGAAATAGCTGCAATTATTGGGGATTTTTCCATTGCATTTGCGGATATATTCTCGGTTTTCGGTGGAGATACGGCACAGCAGATAACGGGGAATCTGATAGGGATATTCGCGGAAGTTAAAATGCTGATTTCAGAAAATGCCGCAAAGCTTGGACGGGATATTCTTCATATGATTACTCTGCCAATGATTGAGAATAAAGACAAAATCAAGGCAGCTATTGAGGGAGCGCTTCAAGCTATAGAGCCTTTTACCAGCGGGCTGCTTACGGCTGTTCAAGCTGTAAGAGATGCGGTCGCAGATATTTACGATAATCACCTGAAGCCATTATTTGATTCTATTGCAAGCGGACTCTCCAAGATTCTCGGTAAATTACTGGATGGTTATACCGAATATATTGTTCCGGTATTACAGGGGCTGGGGAAAAGATTTAAGGAACTTATGGAAGGACCGTTTGGAGAAACAATTGATAAGGTAGCCACGTTCATCGGAAAACTAATAGATGCAGTGAAATTGCTTTGGGAAAATGTTCTAGTTCCATTCTTTTCTTGGATTGCAAGCAATATTATGCCCATTCTCGCTCCAATTTTGGAATTTATTGGAACGAAAGTGTTTGATGCCATCAAGGCAACAATAGAGGCTATTGGGATTATATCGGATATATTGGGCGGACTTATTGACTTTATAACCGGTGTGTTTACTGGAAATTGGGAACAAGCGTTTGATGGGTTAAAAGCTATTGCTCAGGGGTTTGCGGATGGGGTTGGATTAATCATTTCCGAAGTTGTAGGAATTGGAGCTGATATTGTTCAAGGACTTCTGGATGGGGCGGCTGATGTTGCAAGTGGAATAGCGGAGTGGATTAAGGATACGATAGTAGACCCATTTATTGATGCTTTTAAATCTCTTTTCGGCATCCACTCCCCATCAAAAGTCATGGCCGAAATGGGTAAATATCTCATGGAGGGCTTGCTTGGTGGCATAGAGGGGCTTGCAGGAGATGTAGAAGATGCTTGGGATTCCATGAAACAAACGGCTGTTCAGACATGGGAAACAGTTAAACAGAATCTTGGCTCTAAATGGGAGCAGATTAAAACGAACTCTAAAACAACATTTAGCAATATTGCCGGCAACATAAAGACATCCTGGGATAACATAAAGGCAAATGTTAAGAGTGCCGCTGATACTGCCAAAAACAATATTGTGACATCTTGGAATACGGCGAGAGATAATACCTGTACATCTTGGGAAAACATGAAAACTAATGCTGTAAATGCGGCAAAAACAATAGCAAGCAATGTAAGAACAAAGTATTCAGAAATAAAAGATGCCGTCACGAGCTTTGCGTCAAGCGCGCCCAGCTCGTGGAAAAGAGCGTGGGATAGCATGGGCGACAAGGTCTCTACTGTCTTAAGCTCCATTAAGCGAACTGTAAAGAATGTTTTTGGCTGGATCTCCGATAGCATAAGGAATTTGGGTAATTCGTTAAAAAATTTATCTTCAAATGCATCATCTGCCGGAAGAAGCGGAACGTCCTATACCCGTTTTGCGAGCGCACGAGCTGCAGCACCGACTCCTTATACACTGTATCCCGCAATGGCTGCTGTTGATACGTCTAAAATTCCGGGATATGCAACGGGTCAAGTCATTCCTGCGAGAATGAGACAGCACCTTGCAATTTTGGGAGATAACAACAGGGAAACGGAGGTTGTGTCTCCGCTGTCTACTATTAAGCAGGCAAATAAAGAGTCGCTTTTGGAAGTGCTTTCAGAGCTGGGATTAACAGGCAAGACAAGCACTGGGAGAGGCAATATATACAATATAAAAGCAGAGGCAAACAGAAAGGTTCTCTTTGAATTGATGATTGAAGAGGGTAAAATTCAGCAAATGTCTACCGGAAGAAATCCTTTTTCATTAGGAACTACTTAGAAGCCGAATGTCTAGGCGTGTGCAATGCGTCTGCTGTGATACTGTAATGATACTAAAATAATCAGCAATATAGAAAATAGGTGCATATTAATTGTAAAATTTCTATGAAAAGCATAAAATAAACCTAGCATAACAGTAAAAAATTAGGTTATTAGTAATGTTTTTATTGATTTCGCACAAGCCTGTCTTTATAATAAAGAGGTAATACAGGAGGAAAAGATGGACAACCAGAATAATCAAAATAATCAGAGACCAAACAATAATAAGAACCAGCAGGGAATATCTTTTGTCATACTGGTCACGCTCCTCACCACGATCATGGTGCTGGCGCTTTATCAGTTCAGGGGAGCGACCAATTCCGAAGAGATTTCGTATGATAAGTTTCTCGCCATGGTGGATAAAGGCGAGGTAGAGAAAGTTGAGATCAAGAGTGACAAGCTTGTCATCACTGCGAAGAAGCAGGGCAAAGAGAAAGTTGGCAAAGAATACTTTACCGGGATTGTGAATGATGTCAACCTCTCAAGCCGCCTTTACAAGGCAGGAGTGGAGTACAAGCATACGATACCGGATACGACATCTATGATGGTGCTCAATGTACTTCTGACGATACTTCCTGTTGCATTGATTGTTGGCATGTTCGTGTACATGACGAGAAAGATGGCAAAAGGCGGCGGCATGATGGGAATCGGCAAGAGCAATGCCAAGATGTATGTAGAAAAGCAGACCGGCGTGACTTTCAAGGATGTTGCCGGACAGGATGAGGCGAAGGAATCTCTTCAAGAGGTGGTAGATTTCCTTCACAATCCGGGGAAATATACGAGTGTCGGCGCAAAGCTGCCGAAGGGTGCACTTCTTGTGGGACCTCCGGGAACAGGTAAGACACTTCTTGCAAAGGCAGTCGCAGGTGAAGCTAATGTACCATTCTTCTCTCTTTCCGGTTCAGCGTTCGTGGAGATGTACGTAGGTGTCGGGGCGTCCAGGGTACGGGATCTGTTTAAGCAGGCGCAGCAGATGGTGCCTTGTATCGTCTTTATCGATGAAGTAGACGCTATCGGAAAAAGCAGAGATAACCAGATGGGAAGCAACGATGAACGGGAGCAGACACTGAATCAGCTCTTGGCAGAGATGGACGGCTTTGAGAGTAATAAAGGACTTGTGCTTTTAGCGGCCACGAATCGACCGGAGATTCTTGACCCGGCGCTTCTTCGTCCGGGACGGTTTGACCGGCGGATCGTTGTGGAAAAGCCGGATCTTAAAGGCCGTGTAGATGTGCTCAAAGTCCACTCCAAGGATGTGAAAATGGATGAGACTGTGGATTTGGAAGCAATTGCTCTGGCAACGTCCGGTGCCGTCGGTTCAGATCTTGCCAATATGATCAATGAAGCTGCGATTACCGCTGTAAAGCATGGAAGAAATGCTGTCTCACAGTCGGATTTATTTGAGGCTGTGGAAGTTGTGCTGGTCGGAAAAGAAAAGAAAGACCGAATCATGAGTCAGGAAGAGAGAAAGATCGTCTCTTATCACGAAGTAGGTCATGCGCTTGTGAGTGCTCTTCAAAAGGACTCTGAACCGGTACAAAAGATTACGATTGTTCCGCGTACAATGGGAGCTTTGGGATATGTGATGCAGACGCCGGAGGAGGAGAAGTTCCTAAATACGAAGAAAGAGCTTGAGGCTATGTTAGTTGGTGCCCTTGCCGGACGCGCTGCGGAGGAGATTGTGTTTGATACGGTCACGACGGGAGCATCCAACGACATTGAAAAGGCCACAAAGATTGCAAGGGCAATGATTACTCAGTACGGCATGAGTGAGAAGTTCGGGTTGATCGGTCTGGAATCGGTACAGCATCGTTATCTGGACGGCAGGGCGGTTGCTAATTGCGGTGAGGCCACGGCATCCGAGATTGATAAGGAAGTGATGAAGCTTTTAAAGGGAGCCTATGAGGAAGCGAAGAAGCTCTTGACGGAGCATCGCAAGTCACTGGACAGAATCGCGGATTTCCTGATCGAGAAAGAGACGATCACGGGGAAAGAGTTTATGGAGATTTTCCATGAGACTGAGGGGATTGACCCGGAGGAGAACAAAGAGACGGAAGAACGTATCGGCATGAAGCAAACAAAAGAGACGAAAGAGCATACCGATATGGAACAGGGAAAAGAAACAGAAGAATATGTCGGTATAGAATAA